ACAGTGCTGTCGCTCATGCCCAAGTCCCACGCAGTATGAACGGGAAGCGCAGGATCGTAAGGCACGTTAGTAATGCGGCCAGCCTGATCCATCTCGGAAAACTCTTTGCCGTAATATGCGCCACGAATAGCAGCCTCAAAGCTGCACTCGTATTCCTGCATAAACTCTTCTTCGCTCATCATGCGTCGAGCGTCGTTAAGCTCTTTGCTGTCGAGTAGCCCTGTCTCAGATGCCTTGAGCATCAGTCTAGACCAATCCTCGTCATCCTCTGCGTTCTGCCATAGGTCGTAGAATACGTTCTTTCCCTTTGGCGTCCCGATGAAGATTGCCCAGCCTTTGCGGTCAGACAATGCAGGGCGGATGACCTGCGTCCAGACTGTCGGGTTCATATCCCCAAACTCATCGAGAACAACGCCGTCGAGATAGATACCGCGCAGCCGATCTGGATTATCAGCGCCGTAAACACGAATGCGGGCCTTGTTGGGCAACTCTACCCAAAGTTCGCTCTCGTTTATCCTTACGCCAGGGAGGAACGCACAGGCTTCCTTAATATACGTCCACGCAATATCTTTTGCCTGATTAAGCTGCGGCGCGATATAAGCGAAGCGAGGATTAACCTTCTTGCAGGCAATGGCTCTGCGAACCACCTCATTGACGCAGGCAACAGTTTTCCCAGCGCGACGATGAGCAACTGTAATCATCCATCGCGTTGTTCGTTTGTGTAGCTGGAGAAACTGCTCTCGCGGCCTATACGGGCTGATTAGGTCAATCGTCTGAGCCATCATCTAGGCCAGGATAGTGAACGACACCAATGTTTCCTTCAACGTGAACCTTAGTCGCTTCGTTATAGCCGTGCATCTGGTTTAGTTCCTTGACGCAAGCCACCTTAACGCTCCCAGAGCTTTCCTTAAACGTCTGCACGAGAGCCTTCACGGACATCTCTCGCGTCCATAAAACACGTTCTGCCAGAGCATCCTTTAGCTCTTTCACTCTTTGGGCGACGTTAGGGTTATCAATCAGCTTTGATGCCTCAACGTAAATCGCGTTATCGGACATACTTTCAGCGTCATAAGCAGCTCGATAAGCGTCCGCTTGCGTCATTCCATCCGCAATGCCTTGAGCAAAAGCCTCTTGCTTAACTGTTAACGTCATTCGTCACTTCCTCATATAAAGAATTCTCTATATCCTTATATGCTCTCATTCCATCATAGGTTTTACCAGTTTCTGCGTGAACAGCTTGTTGGCCTGTAAAGTCCTGCCAGCGGTTAATGATTACATCGCAGTATTTGGGGTCCAACTCCATTACAAACGCCTTACGCCCTGTCTGCTCCGCGCCAATCAATGTCGAACCGCTTCCCCCGAAGAGGTCTAAAACGTTTAACAGCTTCACATGGTTTCCAAACGCCCTAACCGATAACGCAACAGGCTTTTGTGTTGGATGGACGTAATTGGTGTCCTTTTTAATTTCCCACAGGTCGCTTTCGTTTTTAACTACCTCATCAATTTTGCCGTTAAAAAGACAAAACTCGTGCTGGTGACGATAGCCAATACCCATACCGAAAACGTTTTTGGCCCAAACAATGCAAGCCTTATACGGCAAATGCCCCTGTAGGACGTTATAAAAGTTCCAGTTGCACCAAATGTAATAAGCGTTTGCGTCCACTGCGCGGATGACACCGCACACATCTGCAATAAAGGATTTAAACTCATCCTGCGGTAAATTGTCGTTTTTAATTACATCATGCCTCCCGCTGCGCCCGTTGAAAGCAACGTTGTATGGCGGATCAGTAAATACCAGATCAACCTTGTTGCCGTTCATTAGCTTCTCAACCGCATCGATGCTCGTGCTATCCCCGCACATCAGCCTGTGATTGCCCAGCACCCATACGTCACCTTGGACTGTGATTGGTGTCTCTGGCGCTTCTGGAACAGCATCTTCGTCCGTTAATCCTTCGCTCGGCTCTTTATCAAACAGGCCGTCGAGGAAGTTGTCGTCAAAGCCAAGAAGATCAAGGTCGAAGTCCTCTAGCTTCAATCCCTCGATCTCCACCTTCAGCATATCTATGTCCCACCCTGCGTTTAATGCAAGCTGGTTGTCTGCGATAACGAGAGCCTTTTGCTGGGCCTTCGTTAGATGCTCAAGTGATATAACTGGAACTTCATTAAGGCCGAGCTTCTTTGCGGCCATTAGGCGTCCATGCCCTGCGATGATGGTTTTCTCGCCATTAACCAGGATCGGGTTTGTGAAACCAAACTCACGGATGCTGGCGGCAATCTGCGTCACCTGTGTGTCGCTGTGCGTTCTGCTGTTTGCAGCATAAGGGATTAGGTCGGCAACCGACACATATCGGATTGAAATAGCTTCAGACATATCAGGCTTTTACTCCACTTCTGCCTGAAAAGCTATTTCGTCCTTAGGGTTTAATTTGTCAACTTAGTCGTGCTTGAGTGTTCGCATGGACTTTTTGAAGCGTCCGCGTTCGTCTCTATCTGTGTATGTGGCAATTTCTTCCTCCAGAGCTTCAATGCGTCCACCAAGAACTATAGCACAAATGCTATACCCAACGATAAAGCCTGCAAACAGGCCGCCTCCGATAAATGCTAGTTCAATCATTTTCCTTTTCCTTTCACTGCATCTCTAATTGCCGTGCAGGCTTCTGCTACTCGTCCTGCGTTCACGTTGTAAATTGCTGCTAAGTCGTGCTGTGGATAGCCTTTGACGTAATGCGCCCAAGCTACTGTAATCTTCTCTTCAAATGTAAGTGCTGTTTTTGTGGGTTTATCGGTCATTTCGTTTCTCCCAATGCTGCGCGGGCGATGGTGGTTTGGATCGGCGGAATGATGTTGGCGATCTGCCTCAGCGCCTCACGCAGCCGCTCGTTCTCTGCGCTTAGGACTTCGATGCGGTCGGCGGCTTCAAAGCGTTGTGCTTCAATGCTGTCCCAATCTGTGACGTTGTGTCCTTCAACCAAAATATATTGGTGATCATCTCGCAACATCTCGACCAGCTTTTTATCATCATCAGTCATTGATCCTAATCCTTATAGCCTTTGAATAGGCGGTCTATCATCCGGTTGATAATGCAACTGATCACAGCCTTCCGCCTAGTTCCCAGCCAACACGAATGCAGAACGATAGTGCGAATGATGCGATGCCAAGCGCAATGATGGCTAATGCTGCATCGTAAACTTCTTGCATCTTCTTTCTCCCTTTCATGCTACAGTTACTTTTACGTCATAAGCCCAGGCGATGGCATCAATCTGCTGTTCGTTTGTCATAGGGCCGTGAACCCTTCCGCTTTCCAATATGGCTTGCAGTAAAGCCTTAGCTGATTGCAGCATCCCGTATTCGTAATGCTTTGGGCTATCAGAGCGGTCAGGCAGGCGGTTGATTGCTGGCGGCTTAGTCTGCCGTATCATGATAGCGTTCTTCACTTCACGATCTCCACTGGCTTGCAGCTTGAGACAAGAACGTGGTCGCCAGATAGCTTCTTTGTGCGCTCGATGACGATTGGCTTAAGCCACTTGAGGCGGAGATAATCTTTGTAGCTGTTCATAGCGACAACTCCCATGCCAGAGCCATTGTCATGCAGAAGCCGATAAAGGCCGAGCAGGCGATGCAAAAGATAAGTTCCTTGGTGTTCATTTCTAATCTCCCTTTCAGTTTCTATTAACGAACCCAGCGTCCGCTGTTGGATGCCTTCTCAGCTTCGTATTCTTTCCAAGCCTTGAAGGCGAACTCGAATGCAGCGTGTTCAGCGGTTTCGGCGTCGTATGGGTTTTCTCCACCGATCTGGGCGGCAGTGTAGCCACGAGCCTTTGCTGTCTGCTCAGACGTTGGCGCTGCGTATCGAGCGTAGTTGCTGCCGCGAACTGCTGTAAAGTGCATCTGCATTTCTAAGTCCCTCTTCGTTGTCTATGAACGTATCTTTAGCGCCTAAAACGCATTGGTCAATACCTAGTTGTTATTTTTTTTCATTTTCCGTCGATGGTTGGTAAGCCACGATGTCCCAATCGCTATTCCATCCCCATGACTTCCAACGCCACTTACTCGCTTCCACATTCCGTCTTACTTGATTGTTTCGGAACTTTATGTCCACGAAGTCGTAAGGCGGCTTGCGTCCCATATTTCCCGGCAATTTTACGAACCCTATCTATCTTGTTTAGAGTTTCCAGCGTGATGCGATGTTTCTTGGCAACCGCTAATCGTTGCTCTTCCAGTTTGATTAGGTCAGCGTGGATGCGTTCGACATCGTTTAGCTTTAGTGCTTTGCTGTGGGTCATCCCCGGTAATCCAGATCAAGATATTTCTTGCCGCGCCCATCCAGCTTCACAAGAGCCTTCGCAAATCTAAATGTCTGGTTAAACCATGCTGCGTATTCATCTACGCCTGTTGGCGCTCCGCTTACACCAGGTGTTGGCTTGGCGGCGTTTAATGTATTATAGTTCATCTGATCCTCCCCACATCTTGAAACCAACTTCATCTAAAATTGCTTTAGCCTGTTCTGGTGTGCAGTAACTCGGCTTTTCCTTTTGATGCGATATACGCGGAGCAGTTGAAACCTTTGGTGGAGCCATTCTCTTCCGCCATACTATGTCTTCCTCAACTTCCTTCAGGATGTAGGGAACAATCTTTGACGGGTGGTCCGCTTTCTCACGGGCCTTCTTGCATCCGCGTTCAAGTAAATCTGAAGGCAAGTGGCTCAACGTCATCCATGCAACACGCAGCCAATCAGAACGAGCTTCCTCTGTCATACCACTCGGAGCGGTCAAAACCAGACAGGCTGTCAGTTGGTTTCTGAACTCCATTTTGCTGGCTGGCGTTAGGTTCGTAATTCTCTCCATCGCTGCCAAAGACTGAGAGAGCGGCTCTTGCTGTGCTGCTAAGGCCGTCGTTCGGTTGTGCGTTGTAAGCTCGTTTGCCATTTGAATTGGTTTCCTTCTTCACAGGATAAAGATCAGTCCAGCTAGACATTGTTGATTGGTCAAGAACCTTCGCGGGATCGTGTCCCTGTTCGGCCAGTGCCTCTAGCTTCTTAATTGCCATCGTTACGGCGCGTCCACTCGGAGGCTTTTTGATCTGCTTACGCATTTCAATCCAACCATTCCAAGCGTCCAAAGGAACCCAATCAGGGAGCGCCTTATTATCCTTGGTGGTTACTTGATGTGTATATGATGTATTGGGTGAACGTGGTTCAGGGGTGGGGTGAACGTCATTCATGGGTGGGGTGAACGTGGTTCGGGGGTGAACATGGTTCACCTGTAGTGAAATCCAATACGTTCGACTTTTATGGACGCCATCTTCATATCTGAGCATCCCCATATCTTCTATCGCTCGCAACGCCTTTTGGACTGCTCTCGTCGTCAAGCTGCACTTGTCAGCAATGCGTTGAATTGACGGCCAGCACATCCCCTCATCATTCGCCCAATCTGCAAGCGCAAGAAGAACAAGTTTTTGTGTGGAATTTATCCCTGGGTGTTCCCAGACGTTCGCCATTATCCGTATACTCATAACGCAACACCTTGCGCGAGACGGATTACGAATGTAAAATTAATCATTAGACGATGCCTCCGTGTTAGGCTGAGTTTAGGGCGGGGGAGGAGTTGACGCTCTTCCCCTGTCCCGTTCTTCTTACCACAACTCAATCGTCGTTAAAAGCGCCATATTTGAACTTCGATCTCTTCCGAAGCCCAAGATGATGCTGGACTGTTGAGATGTCCATCTTGAAGTAATTGCCGATCCTCTGCGGCCCCCAGCCCATCTCTCTGTGGATGAGGTTCATCATCTCCCTGCGGGCAATCACAACTGGCTTAATCCTAATGGAAGCAAATAGCTGATCCATCGTGAGATTATGTTTTTCCATGATGCGCTTGTGGATGCTCTCCATCTTCTCGCTGACAAAAACAGGCTTATCGACTGTGATCGGCGGGATATAAAGTTCCGGCTCTTTTTCCTTGCGCTCTACCTTTGGCTCGGCAGCCTTTGGTGGCGG